GCTTGATCGTAGCCACCAGTTCCAGCAGTTTGAATAAACTGGGTCTCAGAACCATCCCAAGAGTAACCCATTGGGTGACATACGTAGCCCCAACGATACCAGATGTCAGTAGTACCTGAACCACCGTGAGCAGCTGCTGCTCGGTCCATCTCTACAGGCATAGGTACAGCAAGTGACTTCATAGTCAACGCGTCAGGCTTACAAATGAACGTAGTCTTTACAGACTGGTCATTAACGTTAGCAGATGCAGACTGGTCGTTACCCATAGCGCGGGTAAGGAGCAGACGGAACTTGCCGCTGAAGATAGTGTTGAATACGAGGTTACCTTCGGTAATCGTAGTGTCATCAACAAGGTTAGCTCCACGAAGGTCAGCCAGAGTCTCTGGAGACGTAATCATGTAGTAGTAGGGAGCCTCGTAGTCCTTCCAAGCCATTCCCATAGCCTTGAAGAGCCGCTCGCCACGCATAGCGCCTTGCTTAGCTTGGTCAATGAGACGTCGCTCATCAGAGGGGCCAGTTGCAGCGTTACCGAACTCACCCAGTGCGTTTACGTCTACGTAGAAACCAGTAGTGGGGCTGTCTGCATCAGTGTTGAAAGATACAATGCCGCCGCCACGAGATACTTCGTAGGCTGCTACGCCGTTAAGAGACTCAAGTACTGAGTTGTGCTCATCTTGTGCCTTAGTTTCACCGAAATCGCGAGCGATCTTAGCGAGGCCATCTTCTTGTGAGATAACCTTTTGTACGTTAACTTCTTTTGCACCGTGCGTACGGACCGTCTTGGCGTACTTGTAGAATGCGGTGTCAACTTCAGTGTAGTTACCAGCTGTAGCATCAGTAACGCTGGGAACGTTAATGTTTGCCATCAGCGGCTTGTACCAACGAGCCTGTCCGAGGTAATCCTCAATGCTCGTGTTAATCTCAGCGCTAGCGCCAACGATAGCCGTACCAGACAGCTTCTTAGCGTTAGTGTACATCTCATGAGCGTAGTCATTGACGTATCGCTGAACCTTGAACTTCATTGTAGAACCGGCGGTACCGGAAGTAAAATCAGAAAGTGCCATGTGTAATCTCCTTAAAGATTATATTGGTTATTAAAAGCCAAAATCATTCGATGGTGCTGAGGAATCCTCTCGTAAGAAGTCTTCAAAAGACATCTCAGAGATGGGCTTGTTCGACTTAGGAACTTGCCCGTCAGATCCCAGCTGCTGCATTGCAGCTGCACCTGTAGACTGTTTGGGTTTAAAAAGAAAAGCGTTTTCTTCGTCTTTAGCGAAGGCTTGAACAAATTCACCGAGTGAAGCGCCTGTAGCGTGAACCCATACACCCTCAGCATCTTGCTTAAGCTCTTGAATAATCTGAGACTTAGCCATGTCCTTTGCCGTAGCATTTCGGAATTGCTGGTCTCCAAGAATCCTGTCAACTTGGTGATCACGAGTTAGGGTAGTATTGACTCCGTTAAGAGCTTCAACTCGAGCGAGGGCTTCATCAAGCTTCATCTGGAGGGCTTCAGAAGTTTTACCTTCTGCTTCAAGCTTCTCCAGCTTAGCTGCTTTAGCGGACTCTTCAAGTTCTACTGCCTTCTTCATCGCGTCATCGCGTTGCTTAGACATCTTGTTCATATTCTCTTTCATCTGAGCTAACTGGTCAGCGACCATGCTCTCCATCATCTTCTTGACTTCAGGTGACGAAAGATCAACTTCGTTTGATGCTTCAGTTTCCATAGTGGTTTCCATTTCAGTTACTTCATTATTAGCTTCATCGCTCATGTTATTCTCCTAGGCCACAGGCCAATTATTGTTATTGTCACAGACAGTTATGGGCCAATCCCATACCAACTTTCACCGACAGGAATCGGCGCGAGGATATCAGCGGCTGTTAAGCCATCCTCTACTATCAATCCATCTTCTATGGCCTTATTAAGAAGTTTTTGGTAAGCCTTCTCAGAGAGACCCTCCTTGCGCATAGCTTGGAGTGTCTTAAGGATAGTGTCAGACTCTACCGCATCCGCGTATAGATGTCTTAAAGCACCCTTAGCTCTTGTTGCTTCTCCTACGTTAACGAAGAAAGCATCATGGATTGTTGCAGTTTTTACATCGTTCTTACGGCCCCACAAGTGGAACTGTCGAACAATTGCCGCATCATTAGAATGATTACCGTTTACACCGTAACCAGTTCTTGCATCATTGATGGACGATTTCCCCTTTAGCTTACCGTCAGTTACGCTGTCTTTGTAGACGTTGTAAACTCGACGGCCAGTTACAGGGTCAGTGAACTCTATTCGTTCCTCCAATACAGGACGGTAACGTTGATAGAGCGTTTTACCATCGAAGGTAACCCAAGGAATGTCGACTTTCCCGGTCTCTTCAATGTATTCTTGTGCTGCTCCTTTCCAGAACGTAATGAACTTATCTGTTACAGGCGCTCTACGACTCATGTGATCAGACATGATATCGGAGATAAGCTTGAATTCGTTAGGTCCAATTAGTTTAGATCGGCCAGCGCTTAGTTTTTCTACGAATTCTTCTACGTCTGGGTGTAAGTCCTTAGACATATGAAGCATTCTTGTTCCTATAGGAGCTTCTTTCAGTACAACTGCGTTGATCTCATCTTTAAGATCTTGAAGCTCTTTAACTGTTTCTGTTGCCCCTATTTTCTCAGCGTCCTTGATATGGTTGTCAATAGACTTATTTATATCGTTAAGAACTAAAGCTTCTTTAGGGGTGTTACTTGTTCTTCGTTTAACCACGACTAGTTTGTCTTTCTTCAGCAGAACTGAAGCAAACTTGTCTGTTAGGTTAGTAGCTTGGGTTGCCTGACCAGCACCGTAGAAGGCTACCATGTTCTGGGCCTTAGCTGCTTTAGAAAGGTCTTCCCACGTAATGTCATCTACAAGATCATTGATACGTTGGAACCTTGGGTCAGATACTGCGTCCATAGCTATAGTGTCGTATAACCTGTTCTTCTTAGGGGTTGCTACAACGTTAGATTCCCATCCTAAACCCTTGTCGCGGGTGCTCAATGCAATGATCTGAGCCCCTGACGCTGATGCGTCAATCTCAACAGGAAGCTGAGTAACGTAGGTTTTGATCCTAGAGATATCTTTTAGATCACCTCCTGCGTGGTCGTAGATTCTAGCGTACTCAAGAGCAAGCCGTAGTAGCTTGGGATGCTCTTCAGCGTCCATAGATAACATAAGAGGATGCTCAAGCACTTCTCTCATGCGTCTGTCTCGTTGTGTTGTAGACTGTACTAGTCTGCCTAATTCAAGTAACTCCTTACCGTTTCTCTCAAATATAGCGAATCTTCCGGGGTTAGTTAAAGCTTCAGTAGCAGGACCCAACAGGGAACCTACCTGCTCTTGGAAGGCTATCCAGCCTCCTTCGCCTAACTGAGCTTTTCTATGGGTGTTAAGAAAAGGTCTTACAAATTCTCCTCCGGTAGGTGTTAGATATCCGTTAGCGTATATCCGACCTCTTCCATCAATCTGATGAGAGTTCTTAAATGTTTTACCCCTTACAAGGTGCCACTTAACTGACTCCATCAGGCCTAAGCCCATCTCTCCCCGCTCCAGTATTATTTGTCTAAACCCATTTAGCTCGTCATACTTCTTTACGTTGCCTCGTGGATCTCTGAATCTTGCTAAATCTAGCATAAAAGAACTAAAGTCTTTATCAACCTCCCATTCAAATGAGTTAGCGTGGTTTATTTCATCAACGATGTCTCTATCAAAAGAGACCTTATCTACTGTAGCACCCGCCCTGCGGGTAATAATAGCGTTTCCGGTGACCGTTCCTTTACTTGTTCTGTAGTGGCCATGCCCCGGCAGAGCAGTAAGCTCATTCTCCGCTTTGGTAAGACCGATACGACGACCTATATAAAGCTTACGGTTAGCCTCTTGTAAGGCTCGCATGTTCTTATCTACTATGGTCACTTCTCTGCTTAAGGTATCTCTCCAAGGCCCTCCGGGTCTGCCAGTCTCTACATCATGGACGGCTCTTCGGGTAACCCCTCGGTAACCTAATTTAATTTTATTTTGCTTCTCAAGCATGTTTAAGAGCTTAGAGCCTACTGCGTGGTAGTTCTTAAGAGTAGGTTTAGGCTTAAGAGGTATAGACAAGGGATACTTACCTAGTTTTCCTTTCTTAAGCGCGCCTTCTTCTCCTACCATTTGTTTACCAAGAGCTATAGCAAGGCTATCATAGTCAGTAGTCTGGCCAACTGCAATAGTTTCCATAGCAGAAGCTAAAGCTTCGATAGCTTCATCATTAAAGCGTTCATCTACACCTTTTCTTAGTAGCCTATGGTAAGCGCGGTTGATACTTAGCCTTTCAACCTGCTTCTCTACAATTTCTCGAGGCATCCCTTTTACTTTACGGGTTACTTCGTCTATGAGCCTCTCTTGTGGCTCTCCGTAGAGTTTCTTAGTAAGTCTCTCGCCTAACACGTTTTCTAGCCATTTCCTTGGCTTAATGTCTGGAGCGAGCTTAACAGTTATAGGTGGTAAGAAGTAGGTCCTTAAAGGAGACCTTCCTGTAAAATAAGCCTTACGTGCTAGCTTTCTGCCTTCAGTGTGCTTCCAGTTATCTACGTACTTTTGGTTAGCAGATAAAGTATCTGATAGCTCATCAAAGGTTACAGCTTTACCTGCAATACTGATTTTAGCATCTGGGTCCCCTGAGAAGAAAGTGTCAAATTGCTTAGCTCTTCCTCTGGATCGCCTATCAAGTATTCGTGATACGTTCACTACTGAGTTAACCATCTCTGCTCTTAAGATAGCTTCAAGGTTTTCCCAAGGCTCTCTGTGAGACTTAGCCAGCGGGTTGTAGTAGCGCTCAAGAGTAAGCCTTAGGTTCTCTACTACTGCTGTCTGTTGATTGACTGACATAGTATCATCAAGAGAGTTAGCAAAGTTTTCTATGAAGTCCTTTTGGTTCTTGTCAAGTATCTTACTAGACCTTAAGAAGTCTAGTCTCTCCTGATACACGGAGAAGTCAGGATCATACAACATAGTATTTCTAACTTCACCAGTAACAGGGTCAATAAACTGAGTTCTCTCATCAAAAGCATTTTCTGCTCTGTTTCTTGAAGCTGCTTTGCCCTTTATAGATGTGCCTTTAAAGTCAGTAAGGGATAACACCCCACCTCGTATATTGGCATCATTGATGTAGAGCTCTTTAAGTTCCTGCTGCATATCTTTATTACGCATAAGCTCTGAGGGCTTACGGGCAGATACAGCGCCCATAGCGGCCTTTCTGTCAATGTCTTTAGCTTTAGACTTTGCCATTCTCATGGTTGCTAGGTTATCCAGCCGCCTTAAGACAGCGATATTGACTTTCTTAGCTTTACTACTGAAGAACTGTTTCAGTTCAAGAGAACCTCGTTCAAACAATTTTAACCGCTCCTCATCACCTGAGAAGTGCCTTAGCTTAACCTCTTGTGCTTGTCTTCGAAGCCATTTGCTGTAGTTCTCTTTCTGAGGGCTACGGCCATCTAGCTTTCTGAGTTCCCTTTCCGGTAGAGCTTTAAGAACTTTCTTTTTAACACGATCGCTCTTTGTGTCCATTAACTCGGAGTAAGACTTGGTTATAGGTATTATTGTTGAACGACACCTCCAGTGAAGAGGTGGTAGATTAGACTTATCGTCTATAGGGAATTCAAGACCATCTTTAGCAGAGCAGATGTCTGAAGTTCTTGAGTCAAGAACCGCAGTAAACTTATATCCTTTAAGTAGAGACTCATTGTTCTCCATTACCTTGGTTTGAGCTAAGCTTGCCGACCTTGTTATACTGGTTCTTACAAGAGCATCTGCTTGGCTTTTAGTTAGTTTAGTGGTGTTAGAGATCTTCTCTACCATTTCTTTATTAGTGAGGCCTTTAGCTATGCCTCCGTTAATAGTGTTATTGATACGCTTTAACTCGCCGTTGCTAATACGGGAGAATTGTTGGTTTAAGGTGTAGTCGCCCTGAATGTTAGTGCCGACAATCTTGTCTAGCTTTCCATTATACTGTGGGCGACGAACCCTGTAAACTTCCCCAAGCGCTTTGTCTAGATTATTAGTGTGGAAGTCTAGTTGAGCAGAGCCAAAATCGTCTAGATGACCGCCAACCGACGTCTGAATTTCCTTTTTAAACCTTGACACCTCTGCTTTAATGAACGCCTTTGCTTCCTTCTGGCTCTTAAAAGAATAAAAGTCAGTTTTAGCCGTTCCTTTAGTGAGCCTCTTTTTGTGTCTTCGGATAATTCGCCTCTTTTTGTGTCTTCGGATAATTCGATCTGTCTCAACTTTAACTTCGTTTTCAAATAATCGGGACATAGCCGCGTTATCAATGGCTCGATCAAAGATTTTAACGTTGATACTATCGTCTTCAGCCATTTACAGCCTCCTATTCGGGTTTCGGCGAATCCTCCACCACTACCTCATCTTCTTTCTTAGGTCTGTTCTTCATGGGATCTTCGGGAGGAGGTCTACTGGCACTTTCAGGGGCAGGTGCCTTTGCTTTCTTCTTTGCCACAGGCTCTTTTTTGCGCCCCGGTAGCATATGATTAGGGATTACCATAGTTGTTTCCTCTTGTTTAGGGGCCTCACTGGAGACCCTGATTTTGTACATCAACAGAAGCTTGCTCTGGGTCATACTCCTCAGCCTCTACGGGAGGGCCAAGGATGAGCTCATCTTCCATAATCTCTGTCTTAGCTGCATCGTCATCATACTCAGGCGAGATAATGTCATTCGCCTTCATTATGGATAACCACTCAGACCTTGGTAGTTTACCTGTATCGTACCATTCGGTAACAAGGCGTAACCAATCAGCACCTAGTGGCGCGGGGTTAAAGTCTGCTGACAACTCAAACTCGATGTCTCTGGGGAGGTAGTCTGTGTTGTATCTCCAGTTGATCATCGCTGTGACAATACGAGACATTACATTAGACACTTTAACGTTAAGGGTGCCCAGCTGTGCTGTTTGTCCTGCGTTACGAATTTCAAGAGCAACACCGGACTGATCTCGAACATCAGGAGTCATCATCCTAATACCCATACGGCCCATCTCTAATACTGCAGATTCAATGGCTCTATCCATATCCTTAAGCGCATCTGTGGGTGTATCAAGGACATCAATCTTCTCACCATCACGAACCTTAAGCCAAGAGCCAAGACCTGCTGACACTAAGTCTTCAAAGTCTTCATCTGTCATATCTGAGGCTACTACAGGTGTGTAAGTAGCAGCACCATACATCAGATGGTTTCTTCGGCTTATCTTATTGTAGAGAGCAATCTCACGGTTAATGAGGGGCATTAATAGGGGTTCTGCGGGGGTTACTGAACCGTTAAGCGGGTATATAGGTATCTCTGTTAAGGGGTTACCGTTGCTTAGAGGTATCTCTGTAACGCTTAGCTCCCATCTGCCCTTGTTAGTCTCTACGCTGTAGTTCTCACGATAGCTTCCTGCAATCACTTGAGTGTCGCTGGTTACTTCATCGCTGACATACTCGTAGGCCCTTATCTGATACTCGCCATTCTCGTTAAGCTCATGGACCATAACAGCATCTACAAGCTTATCATGAAACTCATTTTCAGGATCAGGGAGTTCCAGCGGCTGTCTGATAATGACTCGGGTCAAGCCCTTCCTTCGAGTAACAGGGTGAGTGCCCTCTTTCCAGTTAATGATAGACTCTGCTTTGTAGAGGATAGGGAATGGCTTAAGCTCCTTCTGTTGAGCAGGGGTAAGCTCCATATCAGCGGGTACATAAGGGAAAGATACAGCTATCCAAGCTCTGCTTGTAGTAATCTCTTCCTTAAGCGCCTCATCCAGAAAACCTACAAGTCCTCTGCCATCACCTGTAAAGTCTTGGGTGATCCAGTTGTGAGCGTCCTCTTTAATCTCTTCAGGTAGCTCTACCTTAGGGGGTTTTCTTAGCAAGCCACCAACAAGAGTACGGCTATACTGAGAACATAACCCGGGAAGCTCTGCCTCTGCTTTGTAAAAGCAATACTGCTCCCAAGTCATCTTAGGGGAGAAGGGCAACAGAAGGTTTCCAAAAGAACTTGTATCAAGAACATCATCGTAGGACTTTGCCGAATCCTGACCACCCACAATTGCTCTTGCCCGCTCATAGAACAACTTCAGTGATTCGTACTGTGGACTTGGGTCTCCTACAGATTTAACAGAGCTATTACCGACGTAGGTAACTCCATTTTGATTGTTTCCACTTTTTACGAACATATTATTGTTCTCCTGATCAGTCCGCCCGATACTCTTTAATCTTATCAGCCGGTACAAAGAATTGTAAGCCTGTCTCTAGACTTTGGATGTATACTCCACCATTGGGGTTAGGCCCCCAGAATCGAGAGAGCTTAAACCCTTCTTTAAAGGTCCAATTTCGAGGGTCCTTAAGCGCTTCTTGTCTTAGACGCTCTTCTTCTTTCTTGTTAAAAGCTATTCTGTTCTTAACATCTACTACTTGATTAGGGAAAGTCTTACGGTGGTCTAGCTCTAAGCCAACCTCTTCTGCAATCTTATCAAGAGCTTCTTGGTCTTCGTTTTCAATTACTTCTTTAGGAATCATGCTTTAATCCTCATATTAGCACACTAGTGTTTCGAATGGATCGGAGAGAGCCTGAGTGAATCGGGTATAGATACTCTGTAGCATACCTGATTGCATCTGAGTGGTGCTCATCTCCATTTCTTTTATCGATAGTAGCACTATCGGGGTTCTTATCAGTCCATACGGTTCTTTCCATAGACCTGATAGTGTTCATAAGTTCGGGCCTGAAATACATATCTACATCGCCTCGGGCATTCTTAAGCTTTCGGTTTACTGCAGCTGCGCTATCGATGATAGGCGGGTGCTTACGTCTAGCTCTTGTTTTGATGCCGTAGCTCTCTAGAATAGAAAAGTCAGTCCTTCCAACAGCAGCTGATGTCTTTCTTGCTCTACCTGAAGGATCAGGGTAAGCAAATATCTCGTGGTCACCATAGCGCCTCTTCAGAGACTTGCACAGTGCGTCAGTGTCAGGGTGTCCCATGAACTCATCCACAAAATGCATTTGGTTTCCTCTGATAACAAATACAGAGCAAGCCATTACGCCGATGTTGAAATCAATACAAGCATGAACCGTTTCTCCCGGTTGTAGCTTATCGATGTCAGATGTGACATGTGTCTTTCTATCAAAGCAATAGAATACTGTTGTACCAGACTCATCAAAGGATGCTTCGTATTCACGAGCAAACTTAACAGGGTCTAGGGTAATCTTTGCCTTCTCAATTACTTCATTCATTAGAAATGGAGAGTCTTTATAACTAAAGTGGTAAGACTTCCAGTCACTATCCATTGTTTCAAAGTTATGCATATCGTAGAAATAGTCGTGGCCCTTGGGGGTAGATATTGTTAATGATCTACCGTTTGTCGGCCACCGAGTAAGTATACAAGGTTGTATAACTGATTCCCATGCTTCTTGCGGAGTAGTGCCTGCGCCCTCCCAAGAGGTGATCTCATCTGATACGACAAAGTACTGTCCTGTACCACGCATCCTCTCAGATGCTTCATAAGACCACACCCTTAGGTGAACCTCTGGGCCAAACCAGAATGTTCCATTAGCTCTTGAACACTTGGTTGCTATGTTCTCAAGCCCAAACTGGTAGGCCAGAAGTGGGTAGTAGATGTCTACTGCCTGCGAGAATGTTGGTGCGATAAGGGCTACGTTCCTGTTAGGGGTTCCCTCGGGCATACTCATCAGCTGACTTACAGCGCTTACCGCACATGCAGCTGCAAAGTATGATTTACCAAATCCTCGAGATGCGCATACTACGGCATGTCGGCATTTATTATCTACAAACAAATCTCTGTACACTTGGGACTGACCCGGGTGTAATTCTATGTTGCCTGTCATGTTCTTATTCCTTATCTGCAGTTAGACTTCATTACGTAGTCTATATCTAGTGATGTGCACTTCTTATTCTTGTCCCATCTACTCTTATCTTTATCCCAGTGAGTTCTAGCTTCCTCAGCATCCCACTGAACTAACCGAGTATCTTGGTAGTGTTCTGTCCACAGCGCTACGCCATAGCCTTGGTCATACCAATTTGTTTGGTCATACTGATCCCAGAAGGTCTCGTTCTTACAAACATCGCCAAGCTTAAACTCACGGTATTCCGCAAGCATAACAACGTTGTTTCTTACAGGAGGAGCTATGTTATGGTCAAACCAAACATCACCACCTGATAAGTTAAACACGCCACGCCTGCTTGGGTCTTTAATGCCATCTGGGTGTTCTGTAGAACCGTCTGCTCTTGTAACAGTAGCGCCTACCTCAATCATGTTAACTTCAAAAGAGTTAGACTGATAGTCAGTATCCCATAGACACTCTTCCTCTTCAGGGTTCCTAAAACGCTTATCCCACAGAGTATGAATGTTCATAACATCCTCTATCCATTCAGTTTGCTCAATTATAGAGAGATCTACGGTGGTGTATTGACTAATACGTTGTAACTCAATTCTGAATTCACCTGTATTAGCAAATAGGTTAACTCCAGCACATCTATCGTACCATTCAGTATCTACACCAAGATCAACTTCAGGCCATGTTGTTGCTGTGGCTCCATTATCTTCAATCCATAGTGTGAGGCTATTAGCATCAGTATTAGGGTGAACAACATGGAACTCTCCGGACTCTGCGTAAAGCCTATTAAGCTCAACACGATCATTATCTATCTCAAGATAGCCGCTAACAACAGAGGGTTGTAGTAAGAACTCTCCTGCCTGTAGGGTCTTGGGATCAATAGGACAGGGTATATCTGGGCCTTTTACTTTATCCCAAAGGGTGTTACCGATATCCCATCTGGATGCACCAGCATCCCATCTTGTGTAGCTAATTGTACCACATCCGACTTGTATGTCGCTACCCTCAACTTTGAAGGTTGTATGAGTATTAGTGGTAAAGTTGCCGTAAGCCTTGACTTCTTGTAGCTCAACACGGAAGTGAGCGTTAGGTCCAGCATCAAGGTGAGTAGTCTCACTGTTGAATACTGCCCTAACACCTTCAAGTAAGAACTCACCAGCTTCTGCTTTAACACTGGTGTAATTGTTACAAGGTATACCAACGATAAACTCGCCAGCTTCCGCAGACCATAGTTCATGGCCTTCTTGCTGAGTGTAACCGCCAATGGTTAGGAAGTTACCTGAGTTAGCATTAAGGTTG